ACTGTTGCAATGTAATCTCGTGCAGTTATCCCCCCGTCGACAATTAACTTTCCTCTGGCCGAACCACCTGACGGTGACGGTATGTTGAAATATGCGCCGACGTATTTATTGATAAACGCCCACGCGACACCAGCGAAGCACGTTATATATTTGTTTTCCGCAACCAGCGCGGACCCAGTATCTACGTCCAGCAAATGCACCGCATCGACCGCGTGAATTGACATCACATTGTCCGCCCAGGTGATCTGCTCCGCGAGATAGAACTTCCGCACCGGCGACATGTCTCCATCATACCCGGCCTGATACGTGACCGGGGTCTCGTCCGGGATAGATGCCAGAATGTCCGAAATGTCGGTGTCGAAATACGCCTCGATGTTGATTTCTGACTCCGGCAGGGTCGGTTCCAGAATCGACAGGTCCGACCGGAGCGAGACCACCGCGGAAATCAAATTGTCGTTTGTGATACGGATCAGCGCGCCCGGCTGGATGTCGCTTATCTCGATCCGCTCGTCTGCGGCCGCTGGCGTGAACGTCAAGGTGAAAGTCGTCCCGCCTCCGACCGGGATCAGAGCGTAACCGGATGTCATGGAGTAAGCCGTGCCGTTATAGGTCACCAACTCCGCCCCGGATGCCGTCACGGTCAAATATTGCAGGGCCACGTCCGACGTAACCGTTACAGATATGGCCGTACCGATCACGGACCGAACGCCGAGTTTCCCGTTCTCCGCGCTGGCCGTCACCGTGGAGTCGTACAGGACCGCCGACCCATCGAGCAGAAATCCGTCCCCCTGCAGGTCGGCCAGTTTCCGCATGGGCCAGTCCGGTTCGTCCAGTTCCCCGTCCGCGACCTTCGCCGCGCTATAACCGGAATAGGTCAGCGTCGCGGTTTCTGTGGCCGCGATCTGAATGATAACGTCCATCGGCTGGCGGATCTGTTTCGCATTTTCAATGTCGATTGTCGTCATCTGATCCGCCTCCTAATTGTGAGCCTCAATAAACCGGATGCCGAGCGAGATACCCTGCCACAACGCCGAGCCGTCCGGCAAAGTATACCGGGTGGCCGTTGACGTGATCGCGGTCGGTATTACCTGCTCGGTCACAACGTCGCCGGTCTCGGATTCGAACGTCATGGCGACCGCCTCCCCGGAAAGTCCGAGGATGCTCAGGAGCTGGTCCTGGGGGAGCGTGTCCCACGATACGGTCAGATCAGCATACCGCCACCCGACCAGATCGGCGCACCGCTTGCCCGTGCACGTTTCGATCTCACCGGCATAGATGTTCTCCCGCTGGAGCGTGAAGTCGTTCCCCCGGTAGACTTCCGTGCCGTCTATTGTGATAGTGTTGAATACTCCGATCATTTATGCAAACCTCCAATGAAAGCCGCCAGCAGATTTCTGCATCCCCCTGCAGCATCTCGAAATAGACGATCTGTCAATTCCGGTTTCCCTTCCGGCTTCTTTTAGCCCGTCGAATCTCGAGCCAGTCTCGATGCACAAAACCGTTTTGATCTGTTCGCGTTTTGCGTCTCTCATGGCCGCTTTTGCTTTTGCAGTATGCTTTTTCCCTTTGCGTGGGCAAACTTGCTGGGCTCTTTTTTCTTTTATAATTGCCCGAGTTTCTTCTGTATGCCTCCGCCCGTAGAATCCGTTCTTCTCCCCTTTGTTCGCCTCGCTTATGTGCCGCCGATGCGTTTCGGGGAGACGTTTTCCATAGTTAGGATGCTTTTCGCCGCGTATGGCTTCGCTCATTTTGCGCCGCGTTTCTTCCGATACCGTGCCGCGCTGACCTCCGCCTCGTAAGTTGAACCCTTTTCTTGGGTCGCTGGAATCGTGCTTTGAGATTAACAGCATCTCAAGCGCGTCCGCTTCTTGTTTGCTCAGGCCGGAGTATAGGGCGATGTGATTGAAAGCATCCCAGCCATATTTTTTTATGGCGTTCCAGAAATGCCGGCACGCTTTATATTTAGCACCACGGCAGGCCCAGCGCTCCGCGATATTTACGGTTTGCCCTATGTACATGCGGCCGTCGTTTTTCAATTCGTGCATATAAACTGTGTACATATTTACCCCAGTATTTTCTTATAACGATCGTACTCCTTGACGATGGTCTCGCCGAGTTGCGGCCCGTTCTTATACAGGTAATTCTCGATAACTACAGGACCGCCGTTTCCTGCTGCCTGCAGCGCCATCGTGGTCGCTACGCCGTTGACGATATTGTCGGCCATGGCCATAAGCATACCGTTCAGTTTCTCGATCGGTAGGACCGCTTCGCCGCCTCTTACATCACCGACACCGATCACGGCCGGGCTCTTGAAAATACCGCCCTTCGCATACCAGTCGATGCCCAGGTGCGGTATGGATCCCTGCAGCAGGTCTCCAAGTTGCCACCCAGGCGGGTCAATCGCAAAGTGCGGGAGTTTGATCTTCGGTAATTTGAACTTGAAATTGAAAACGTCCTTGATTTTCTGGGCAATCGTTTTGATCAAGTTCCACGCCGCCCGGAACGGGGCCGTTATGATCTTGAACCACGTCGAGATCGCATTCTTGATTCCGGTTCCGGCTGCCTTTACTGCCTTAACGATTCCGTTCCACACGATGCCGGCGTATTTCTTGATCGTGTCCCAGTTCTTGTAAAGCAAAACTCCGATGGCGATCAATGCCCCGATGATTGCAATCACGATTCCGACCGGACCAGCCAGAGCCGAGAACGCGCCGCCGAGCATCGGCAGTACCTGAATAATTGCCCCGATACCGGTCGCTATTTTCCCGAATATGATCAGGAGCGGGCCGATTGCCGCGATAATCCCGGCGATGGTCAGAATGATTTTCTGCGTCTCCGGGCTCAGGTTTGACCACGCGCTGGCCATCGTTTTCAGAGCTCCGGCGATCTTGTCAATGGCCGGAGCCAGAAGCGTGAACAGAGAGTCCGCGACCTCGTAGCCGGTGATCTTTAAGCTGTTTAGAATCATCTGGAACTTGTCCGCCGGGTCCAGCGTTTCGTTGAACGTCTTTTCGAGCGAGCCCTCTGCATCCGTTACGGATGAGGCCAACGCCTGAAAGTCAAGCGAGCCGTTCCGGGCAGCCGTAGCAATCGCCGGGCCAGCCTTCGAGCCGAATATCTCGACGGCGGCATTCATGGCGTCGGTTTCGCTGGCCGCCCCCACGATAGAGTTCTGAATATCGGTCATGACCTCTGGCAAGGTTTTCCCTTCCTTCGCGCCGTTAACAATCGCCTTGTTTAATCCGGTCATTGCTTTACTGCTGTCAATGCCGGAGACTTCCAACTGGCCGAGGAAGGTCGCCGCCTGATTTGCGGTCAAGCCCATGGCCTGCAATTGTGGCGCGTTCTTGACCATCGCGTCGGTCAGCGTATCCATTGAAATGCCGGTATCCTGCCCGACCTTATTCAGTACGTCGAGCATGCTCCCGGCCTCAGCCGCCGGAACTCCGAACGCCTCCATTGCCTTTTGTACTTTGTCAACCGAAGTCGAAACGTCGGTATCATTCAGCTGAGCAAATTTAATAAATTTCCCAGAAAGCGTCTCTAATTCCTTGCCGGTAACTCCGAACCGGGTATTGACCTCACCAACAGCGGCACCGGCCGTCGCGAAGTCCGTCGGGATCTGCTGGGCTAAGTTCTTGACCGACTGTTGCATACCTTCGAGAGTCTTCCCGGAGGCTCCGGTCTTCTGCGTTACAATGTCGAGCCCTTCGTCGACCTCTTGCCACGCCTTGACCGCAAGCCCGGCACCCGCCACGATCGGGCCGGTCACGTACTTGGTCATGGCCGTTCCGACGGTTTGCATCTTGCCGCCAACGTCCTTAAACTGCTGGCCGACCTGCTCGAACTTTATCTTGTCCATTTCCTTGAGCTGGGTCTCAAAATGCTTGAGTTTCGACTCCGTCTCGATGATCTCACGGCGCAGTTCCATGTACTCCTGTGACGTTTTGTCGACGGACGGGTCGTCGTCAAGTTTTGCCTGAGCCTGTCGCAAGGCGGTCAATTTGTTCTTGGTCTGCTCCACCTTTTGGCCGAGCAACTGCTGTTTCTGGGCGAGTAATTCAGTATTTTTCGGATTAAATTTCAGCGACTTATTGACGGAACGGAGCTGGCTCTCGACGGTTTTCGTCTTCGAGTTTATATCCTTTAAGGCCTTGCCAAGTTCGGTCGTATCGCCTTCAAATTTAATCGTAATTCCTTTTACCTTGCTACCAACTGCCAAATCATTCACCCCCAGAAAGCGTCGATGTCGGCCTGCGTCGCCTTCCGCCGCTTCGGTTTTTCTTCCTGTTTCGTCCCCTTCCCGGGGCTATCGTTTATTTTATGGGCCTCGTTCCACTCGATCGCGAAGTCCACGACCTGGCCCATTTCCATCTGTGAAATTGCCTCGAGGTTTAGCCCTCTGTCGACTCCGGCGATTGTGACCACATCGATGTTGATGGGATCCGATCCCTCAGTTTCGTCAGAAGGCCCGCCGAGTTTTTTGAGCTGACCGATGATTCTGCGATAGCGTAAAGCAGGCCCGGAGCGAGTTCATCCACCGGGAACACATCGAACGAGTTCATGTATTCGGCTGGCGGCTTGATCTTCGCGTCCGCGTTCTTCGCCATAGCCCAGAAAATGTTAAACAGCGTCACAACCTCCATGCCGGCCATTTTGACGAACATTTCGACCATTACGTCGCCGTCCATCAATTCCGGGAGTTTGCTCACGTCCAAATACTTTTCGTCGCCCTGAATCGTTACGCCGTCGAACAGTTCCTTGATGCCCGCCAGAGCAGCCTCGACGATCGGCATGATGTCCGGGAGTATGTCGTGCCCGAACTGCTCACGATAGCGGTAAAACCACCCCGCCGAGGTGTTGATCTCGACGGAGCGGTCCTCGATAATTACTGTTTTGATCATTTCCTTGCCTCCTCATTCCCCGGTTTACTGAGACTGAGCCGGGAGCGTCGGAACCGGTGGAGTTGTGAAAATGGTGTTGTATACCTCAGTATCTTCACCATAAGCAACCCGGATGATTCCGGTCTCATTGTCGCCGTTGACCGTGAACGGCAGGGTAGCCGTCTGCGGCTCGATGGTATCCTCGACCGTCGCGTGTTCTCTCGAGATATGCCCCAGAGATACGTTGTACAGGATCCCGCGCCGGGCCTCCACGTCGCCCTCGATCTGGAACATCATTGCGACCGCCTTGTTCTGCATTCCCTTGACCTGAGCGAGTCCGCCATCATCCAGCTGAATATAATTCATGAACTGAGTTTTGAACTCGTCCGGGAACAGCGCGTTCTCGATCTCGCCGGAGTAGCCGTTGTCCGAATACCCGGACCAGTAGGTCACGTTGTCGGCGTAGAATTTGTTTTCCTCGGATTCAGCGTCGAGCGAAATATTCACGGTGCCCGGAACATGAAACGGTGACCCCAGAGAAACCGTTCCGTCGTTCACTTCATAGGTGCAGAAGTGGAGATTGCTCACGCCGAAAACGACTTTGTTTTTCGTTGCCATAGGATTTTCCCTCCCCTATACTTCGTAATAAATAAAAAAGACCTCCTCGTCGTTGAGGTACAGGTCTTCGCTCTTGTAGTATCTGTAGCCATTATCCAGTAGCAGGGTCTCGATTGTTTTCTCGAACGCCGGGTCCTTCTTCTTGAAATAGTATTCGATGGTAAACAGATCGCGCACGTGGTAGTACGTATTATCCGCGTCGAAATGATCCTGACCGTTCCCGGTGACCATCAAGTAAGGCGGAACGACCCGGTCAGTATGCCGGCCGTAAACGACCTGAATGTCCAGCGTTTGAAGCAGTTCAAAAAGCGTCATAGTTCAGACCTCAATTTCTTCAAAAACAATTCAACCCCGAATTGCTCGGCATCATCAATGTGCGGGTCCGGCGTTGATCTCCCATAGGGCCCGCCGAACTGGTTTTTGATGTCGTGTTCCTTCGATAACAAATGAGTGAGTTGCGGCTTAGTTGCGTTATAAACAATAGCGGTGATCGCCATTTCCCCGGTG